AACGCTACTTCGGAAGCAACGACCGGTTCTAATACCACAGGTACCGGGCTTCAAGTCAAGAATGACTTGCATTGGGAAGAGAGTTATGACACCGGTTCTGGTAACGTTGGTCCTTGGATCGCGAAGTATCCTGGTGCTCTAGGAAACTCATTGAAGGTTTCTGTTTGCCCATCCTCAAATGCCTTTTCATCTACCCTGTCTGGTAACGTAGCTGTCGCAGCTAGTGGTAATACCGTTACGGGCACTTTGACTGCCTTTACCGCTGAATTGAATCCTGGTGATATTCTGGTATTGAATGGTGAACAAGTCAAGGTTTCATCTATTACAAACTCTACTTCTCTATCCATTCGCACCAATCACGTTGCTGGTGCCTCTGCCAACGCCTCTGTTGAGCGTCGTTGGGAGTACTATAATTTCGTGAACGTTGCTCCTGGTACCGGTGATACCGCTACCCAGTTCAGTGGAACGAATGATGAAATCCACGTTGTGGTCGTTGACGAAGACGGTGAGTTCACCGGCGTAGTTGATACCGTTCTGGAAGTATATGACGCCGTTTCTATGGCAACCGACGCTAAGTTGGAAGATGGTTCTACGAACTATTACAAGAACGTTATTGCTCAGAAGTCAAATTATATCCGTTGGATGGATCATCCTGCCAGTCTTTCTAGCTTGCTATCTGCCGATGCGGTTGCTACTGCCACTTTTGGTACAGACGGTAAGAACGAGACTCACAGCCTAGCAGCCGGCGCCCGTGGTGCCGCACCTACCGCTGGTAATCTCCAGACTGGTTATGATTTCTTCAAGGATGCTGAGGACGTAGACGTTTCTTTCCTACTAGGCGCCTCTGTTACCTCTGCAACCGCTATCCACATGATCAACATGATTGCCGAGAGTCGTAAGGACTGCATCGTATGTCTTTCACCAGAACGTGCCGACGTTGTTAATAACAGCGGTAGCGAACATACCGATTCTATTGCCTTCCGTGACACTTTGCCATCTTCCTCTTACGCTGTCCTAGACAGTGGTTGGAAGTACATGCTTGACAAATATAACGATGTTTTCCGTTTTGTTCCATTGAATGGCGATACCGCTGGTCTTATGGTTCAGACTGATATCGCCCGTGATCCATGGTGGAGCCCTGCCGGTTACAATCGTGGTAACGTCAAGAGCGCTGTTAAGTTGGCATACAACCCAATCAAAGCAGAACGTGACTTGCTTTACAAGAACGGTGTTAACCCAGTGGTTCAATTCCCTGGTCAGGGTACAGTTCTATTCGGCGACAAAACGTTGCTGGCTAAGCCTTCAGCATTCGACCGAATTAACGTTCGCCGTCTGTTTATTGTCCTAGAAAAAGCGATTGCTACCGCTGCTAAGTTCACCCTTTTCGAATTCAACGATGAATTTACTCGCTCCCAGTTCAAGAATATGGTCGAGCCATTCCTTCGTGATGTTCAGGGTCGACGCGGCATCATTGACTTCCGCGTTGTCTGTGACGAAACAAACAATACAGGTGAGGTTATTGACCGTAATGAGTTCATCGGGGACATATATATTAAGCCAAGTAGAAGTATCAACTTTATCCAACTGAATTTCGTAGCAGTTCGTACTGGAGTTGACTTCAGCGAAGTAGTTGGGCGCTTCTAGCCAACTAGTTGATATTAAACACTAAATTGCGGGTGGTACTTCATAGTGCCACCCGTTTCTATTTCCAGAACACCGATATTGCACAGTATATGTGGGGATGTTATGTTCTTTCGCGGCGTGTTGTATCGAATCAAACAGTTTCTCACCATCAAACACTTTATATCTTCGACGGTTCATAGCTTTCTTATGGTTCTCTATGCCTATGTTCATGGTCATAGGGTTATCAGCTAAAGCCTGTTCTCTCAAAATCTGCCTAGTTTTATCAGAGACTGGGCGCCCTGTTGCTGCCAGTCCTATTTTCTTTCTCATTTCTGGTGAGTATATATTACCCCAGTTTGAATTCTTAGGTCCGCTCCTATCCCCAAAACAACCACCCCGTTCATAACCATCGGCTAAGTATGTTTCCACTAGACATTCAGCCACCATCATATGTTTACCGTCTTTTTTAACGGCTTTCAGTCCGAGTTTTCTATCGGTCATTTTCTGACGGACTTCGGCATCATAATAGATTGATCCTGCTATGTTCTTATTGAGCCATTTACTCTCATTGAGCACCTTCAATCGGCGGAGTACTTTTTGTTCCCAGACAAGCGCGGGTTTCGCGGTTTTGAATAACCGGCGGACTTCGATAACATCTGGAAGACCAGAATCGGCAATGATAGCATGGACATATTTGGATGAAGTGAAGTAGGTAGTAAATAGGTCTTTCGGGTGGCAATCTTTTGCGTATCTTACTCCGTAGTACCATATATCTAGTTTACTCCAACCTATCAGATAAGTAAAGGGTATCTTTTTACTCATTTTTATATTCCGTATTGTTCGTGCCGCCTTGATATAGTATATATAAGCATAAATAACTGGAGAAGAATAAAGGATATTAGAGGATAACCAGTATGACATTTGAGAAAGACTTACGCGAAGCAGCTACATTGGATGACCTATTTGATCTAAACGAAGCGGCTATAAAAGTTGCACAAATCAGCAAAGAATTAGCTATGGATGTTCTGGCGATGGTCAAAGATTTGCCCTGGGATCACTATGTTTATTTGTCGCCAGCCCAGAAAGGTCGTCTGAAAGATCGCCATGGAAAACTTCCTCGTGGTATGCCAGGCGCAGATCGTCCTCGTGGTTTTCCAGTGACCCTTAGTACTTTCATCAAAGCTGCTACGGGGTTGGACGTATATACCGATGGTGATGAATTGGTAAAGGGTGAAAAAACTATTGGTGATGCTGCAAAGATCAAGACGAATAGTGATGTATATAAAATGGCTGGTCTAAAAATCACGGGTAATAAATAAGTAACTAAAGAGGAAAATAACAAATGGCTTTTAACATTGAACAATTCAAAGGTGCAATGAAACTTGGCGGCGCTCGTAATTCGTTGTTCTCTGTAACGATTTCCAATCCGGTAAATACTTTTGCAGATATTCAAGTGCCTTTCATGGTAAAAACTTCACAGATTCCAGCATCAACGTTGGGTGTCATTCCTATTCAGTATTTCGGCCGTGAAGTGAAGATTCCTGGTAACCGAACGTATGCTGAATGGACGGTAACGGTTCTAAATGATGAGGACTTTGCGGTGCGTAATGCCCTAGAGCATTGGTCACATTCTATCAATTCGCCTTCAAGCAATTTGCGTGGATTAGGATCAGCTAGCCCATCACTTTACAAATCATCCGCACAAGTAACCCAGTTCTCAAAGACTGGTATTCCTTTGCGTATCTATGACTTTGCAGGCATCTGGCCTTCTGAAGTTAGCACGATTGACCTAGATTGGTCTACTGAGGGTATTGAAGAGTATACGGTGAACTTCACTTATGATTACTGGACAATATCTGGTGGCCAAACGGGTAATGCAGGGTCAAGCTAAACTCGTAAATCCTACAAGAACCATATAGAGTATTAGGGGCGCACTATATATATATGGTGTGCCCCTTTTTGATAGAGGAAGAATATGGTAGGTTTCAATCTATTCGGTTACCGAATTGGTAAAGACGAACAAGAAAAAGCGAAGGAAGAAGCTAAGATTCCTTCTTTTGCGCCGCCGGCGCAGGATGATGGTTCTGTTACGGTTGCTGCTGGAGGTGCATTTGGCACCTTCATTGATATGGATGGTAGTGCCAAAAATGAAGCAGCCCTTATCACGAAATATCGTTCTCTAGGATTACAAGCTGAATCTGAGATCGCCATTGATGATATTGTCAATGAGGCGATTATTCGTGATGAACGGAAGCCTCCAGTTCGTCTTATTCTGGACGATCTAGAGTTTTCGGCTGGTGTCAAAAAGAAAGTCGAAGCCGAGTTTAAGCAGATTTTGAAGTTAATGGATTTCAACACTCAAGCTTATGATATTTTCAAGAAATGGTATGTAGACGGCAGAATTTACTACCATAAGATGATCGATATTGATAACCCTTCTGAAGGTATCCAAGAATTACGCTATATTGATCCGCGAAAGATTCGCAAAATTCGTCAGGAAGTCAAGAACAAACAGGGCATCCCTGGCGGGCAGGTTGAGGTTAATCGAAATATTAATGAATTCTTTCTCTATAATCCACGTGGGCTTACGAGTACCCATGAAGGATTGAAGATTGCCAAAGATTCTATCGCTTATGTTCATTCTGGCATCTTAGATGAAAAGAGCCATATGATCCATTCGTATGTTCATAAAGCATTGAAGCCTATGAACCAGCTGCGGATGCTAGAAGACGCCCAGGTCATTTATCGTATTGCCCGAGCGCCTGAACGACGCATTTTCTATATCGATGTTGGTAACTTGCCTAAGATGAAGGCAGAACAGTACCTCCGTGATATGATGGTCAAGCACAAAAATAAGCTGGTGTATGACGCGAACGACGGAACTATCCGTGATGACCGCAAACATATGACCATGTTGGAAGATTTCTGGCTACCGCGAAGAGAAGGTGGTAAAGGTACAGAGATTACCACATTGCCTGGTGGTCAAAATCTAGGTGAAATGGACGATATCGAGTATTTCAAACGCAAGCTTTATAAGGCTTTGCACGTTCCTATTTCTAGATTAGAGAATGATTCATCATTCAATCTCGGTAGAGCCTCAGAGATTTCTAGGGACGAATTGAAATTTACCAAGTTTATTGTTCGGCTTCGCAATCGCTTCACCATGCTCTTTGATGATGTTCTAAAGACTCAATTGCTCCTAAAAGGCATCATTGCCGAAGAGGATTGGATTGATATCAAAGACCAAACCTACTACGATTTCCAAGAGGATAATCACTTCACCGAGTTGAAGAACCAAGAAGTATTGCGCGAACGATTCAGCATATTGAACGATGCTGACCAGTTTGTTGGGCGTTATTACCCACTAGAATGGATCAAGAAAAACATCCTTCAACAGACCGAGGAAGAAATCAAAGTCATGGCTGCTATGATGAAAAAGGATGAGGCTGAAGGTGATGATGAGGGCGATGATAACTTCGGTGCCTTTGTCGGGCGCGCCGATGTTCCTGTCGAGCCTGTGCCTGATGAAGCGTCGATGGATCAACCTCGACCAGGTGTGAAATCTGGACCAAAAAAGGATACTTCGCCAAAGAAACCTAGCATAGCCGCAGATGGAAATTCATCACCTGCTAAGAAAAAGGTGGCTGGCGAGGAACAAGCATTTGCGAATACCCAAGATGCATTATTGATTACAGATGAATTGATATAGACACGAAGTCTTATAAATACATTGAGAAACACAAAAGGATATTGATATGAGTGAAGTAACCGCATTGGATATAGTTAAGTCTGCTGCCGCAGGTAAGGGCTCGAAAGTAGAAGGCGGCGTAGAATCACTATTGATGGCGAAAGTATCAGACGCATTAGCAGTTAAACGTACTGATATTGCTCGACATTATATGGATGAACCTTCAGAAGATGATGCCGAAGAATTTGCCGACCATAGTGAAGATGATACCGATTAGTACCAGAACCGCAGCCGAAAAAAAAGAAACTTGGAGATAAAAATGAAGAATTTCAGAGGGATTCGTACCGAACTCACCGAGCGAAAGTCTAAGGCTGACGGTAACTTAGGTGATCCTAAGAATGAATCGCCATCCAATCGTAAGGGTGAAAAGAAGGTTGCCAAGAAGCATGTCGGTGATTTGACTGATTATCCGATCAAGAACGAGAAACTATTCTCTGGTTCTACTACGCCATCTGGCGGAAAAGCTGGTGGTAAGGGTAAGAAATTGGTGCCTGAGGAGGTTAAATCAGAGGACGAAGAAGACCTTCAAGAGGACGTATATGATACCCTGGAGAAGATCGTCAAAGAGAAACAAATGCAAAAGGTCAAATTTGCCAATAAGAAATCCATGACCGTCGACGGAACAACCGCTAATCTTTTGATCAAGGTCGTAAAAGCATTGAAACCTGCTAATGCCGAGAAGTTCAAAAAGAACCTAAATCAAGGGCCGAACAGTTTCATGAAAATGGTCGACTTTGCTTTCGGTCAGGTATAAAGGATAACATAATATGCCAATTCATAATTCAGGTACCAAAGGCGCCTTTTTGATTGCCTCAGCGACCGCGAACCTTACAGCCAATACAGCACAGGCTAATGTTGTCGGAGAAACTGTTGATTCAATGGTTATCTCACAGCTGGCATGGTCTGTTGATAGTTCCAACAAATGGACATTAGTCAGAGGATCTAACACAACGAATGGTAATACCATTGCAGTTCTTCACGGTTCCGGTGATGTTGATTTTCAGACTCTCGGTCTCAAATTAGAGACCGCAGAGGAAGCCGCTGATATGTATTTTCGTGCCAATACTGGTGGTACAGGATTTATCTCTGTCCGCCTAAAGAAGACTTCCACATTTGTAGACGTATACTAGGACAAGCTATGAAATTTATTAGAGAGACTTTCGAGGATATTCAAGTTCTTACCGAATTGGATGAAGCGACCGGTGAAAAGAGTTTTTTCATCGAGGGTATTTTCATGCAATCAGACGTAAAGAACCGTAACGGCCGAGTGTATCCAAGAGAAACACTCCAGATGGAAACCAAACGATATATTAAAGAGCATGTTGAAAAGAATCGTGCCTATGGTGAACTAGGTCATCCAGATGGACCTATAATTAACCTAGATCGCACTTCCCATATGATCAAAAGTATCAAGGAAGATGGAAATAACTTCATTGGTAAGGCAAAGATCCTTGATACCCCGAATGGTAACATCGTCAAAGCATTGATGAAAGAGGGAGCATCCCTTGGAGTTTCATCCCGTGGCGTTGGTTCTCTTCGCCCAATCAAGGGTGTTCAAGAAGTACAGAAAGATTTCCGTTTAGCAACCCCTGCGGATATTGTGGCTGATCCGTCAGCACCTGATGCCTTTGTAAACGGTATCATGGAAGGGAAAGAATGGATATTTATTGATGGTCGTTATATGGAACAAGATATAGACCAGGCAGTTCAAGTAATCGAGAGTGTTAGTAGAGAAGATCGTGAAGCGGCAAAGATTACCGTCTTTGAGAACTTCCTATCAAAACTCTAGAAATTATAAATAGTTCGAATGAAGAATAAAACTGGATTTTACGAGGAGACTACAAATGCACGTTGAAGATCAAGACCTAGAGGGTTTGAGCGACGAATTCCTTGATGAGGAAGATATCCAGGATGACGATGAGGAAGACCTAGAGGAATTAAAGGCTGATCATTCTGGCGGCGGTCCCGTAAAGGGCGCTGAAGTAGCAGAGCCAGTAAGTAAAAATGCTGCTGATCCTAAGGGTAGTGCCAAGGGTACTGCCGGTGCAGAATCAAAAAGTTCTGGTGGTAACAAAGATGGCAAGAAAGCTACTATGCCTAAGACAAAAGCTGGCATGATTAATGCCGCTCTTGATCTTATGAAGGGTAAGAAAAAGGCTGAACTTGAATCTATGTTCGATGGTATTGTTGACGCTTTGGCTGAGAAGGATGAAACCGACGATGGCGAAGAGTCAGTTGAGGAAGCTAAGACTCCTATCGAAGCAAAGGTTACCAAGGAAGATATCGATTTAGAAGCTGATGTTACCGCATTGTTTGAAGGTGAAGAACTTTCCGACGAATTCAAAGCAAAAGCTACTATGATTTTTGAAGCCGCAGTTGTTTCGAAAATCAACGAAAAGCTTGCCGAAGTTACCGCAGAAACCGACATTGAACTTGATTTCTCAAAGGAGTCTATTCTTAAAGAAGTCGCCGAAAAAGTTGACGGATATCTAGAATATGTAGTCGAGCAATGGATGACTGATAACGAGCTAGCCGTCGAAGCAGGTATCCGCAACGAGCTAACCGAAGACTTTATCCGCGGTTTGAAATCACTATTCGAAGACCATTACATCGAAGTTCCTGAGGATCGTGTTGACGTTCTGGAAGAACTTGGTAACCGTAATGGCGAGCTAGAAGAAAAGCTTAATAAGGCTATTGAGGACACGATTGCACTCCGCAGCCAGTTGTCAGAGTCAAAAGCCGAAGAAATTCTAGCCGACGTAACTGACGGTCTAGCAGACACCCAGGTAGAGAAGGTACGTTCCTTGTCTGAAGGCGTGACTTTCGAGGGTGAAGATGATTACCGCGAAAAACTGGATACCATCGTTGAAAACTACTTCCCATCTAATGAGAAGGTAGCCCAGGAAGACGATGTTGACACTGATCTTGATGGTGAAGAAGAAAAAGTACTTCCTTCTAATATGCAAGGTTACATGAATGCTATCTCCAGAACTACTGTAAAATAGCAATCTTATAAATAAAAGAGAATAAAAAGAAAACCTAAGGGAGAATAAAAACCATGTTTAATGAAGCATTGCAAGAGAAGTGGCAGCCAGTTCTTGAGCACCCTGATCTTCCTAAGATTCAGGATGCCCACCGCCGCGCCGTCGTCGCGACTCTTCTAGAAAATCAAGAGAATGATGCTCGCCAGCAAATTGAAGGTTCTGGTGGAGTTAGTGGACCAGGTAGCTTGTTGGAAGCATGGCCAAACAACCACATGGGAGCTTCTAGTTCTACTGCCAATGCAGGTTCTGTTGATATCTTTGACCCTGTCTTGATTTCGTTGATTCGTCGTTCTATGCCTAACCTTATCGCGTTTGATATCGTTGGTGTTCAGCCTATGACTGGTCCAACCGGACTTATCTTTGCTATGCGCTCTCGTTATACTACCCAAGCTGGTACTGAGGCATTGTTCAACGAAGCTAACACCACGTTCTCTGCCGCAGCCTCTGGTAACTCCGCAATGGCGGCAGCAGCTAACAACCAGACCGGTTCAACTCCTGCCCTAGCCAATAGCAGCACCTATACCGCAGCTTCCGCAATGTCTACGACCCTAGCAGAGCGTCTAGGTGAGTCAACAAGTCATGATTTCCCAGAAATGGCCTTCTCTATTGAGAAGATTTCCGTTACTGCCCTTAGCCGTGCTTTGAAGGCTGAGTACACGATGGAACTTGCCCAGGACTTGAAAGCAATTCATGGCCTCGACGCCGAGACCGAACTTGCTAACATCCTATCTACTGAAATCCTTGCAGAAATCAACCGTGAAATCGTTCGTAAGGTTAACATTTCAGCTACAGTCGGTGCCCAACAGAACGTAACTACAGCCGGTACGTTTGACATGGACGTTGATGCCAACGGTCGTTGGTCAGTTGAGAAGTTTAAAGGTCTTATGTTCCAGCTAGAGCGTGAAGCTAACGCAATCGCAAAAGCTACCCGTCGCGGTAAGGGTAACATCGTCATTTGTTCTAGTGACGTTGCTAGTGCCCTTCAGATGGCAGGTGTGCTTGACTATAGTTCAACCCTTTCAAACGGTCTGAATGTAGATGACACGGGTAATACCTTCGCTGGTGTCCTAAACGGTCGCTTCAAGGTCTATATTGATCCTTACTTCGCAGCCTCTAGTGGTGTTCATTACGCTACTGTCGGTTACAAGGGAACAAGCGCCTTTGACGCTGGTATCTTCTACGCACCTTATGTTCCATTGCAGATGGTTCGTGCCGTAGGTGAGAATTCCTTCCAGCCCAAAATTGGCTTTAAGACTCGTTACGGACTTGTTGCTAATCCTTTCGCTACCAGCGCAGCTAACGGTACAATCGAGTTCGATACCAAGAACATCTATTACCGCCGTTTCGCTATCTCAAACTTGATGTAAGCCATAACAACAATAAAACGCTTACAACAAAACTGAGGACTGTGAGAAATCACGGTCCTCTTTTTTGGTCTTTTGGGGATTTGGGAGTTATAAGCCGCCGTCAACAAGGTGAGAAGTAACCTATTTCCGAAGTAGGACTAATCCATATAATTTCATGCCAGCCAGGACTTTCACCACTAGCTTTATGGATACCAATATGGTTCTCTAGTTGATCACAATGAAATGTTTCCGTGCCGAATGTGATTTTTGCTTTACATATATCAGTCATAATGGACTCCATGGATAACCTTCTATTCATATGTGAGTCTACACACCAAAGGTAACACGTTGTCAACCCATTTGTCAACCCTATAAGACATATAAATAGGAGATCATAGAAAATAGGATATCCAAGTGACTGCGCCAAACCAACAACCAGACAATACCAATTTCCTATCACCGGTAGGGTTCAAGTTTCTATTGAAACGAGCTCCTACTGTCAACTATTTTTGCCAATCAGCTAGTATTCCAAGCATCTCCCTAGGTGAAATTGTCCAAGATACACCATTCACCAAGATACATCATGTTGGTGATAAGTTGGTATTTGATAGTTTCTCCCTACGATTCAGAGTTGATGAACACCTGTCCAATTACCTAGAGATATTCAATTGGCTAATTGCTATTGGTTTCCCTGATGATTTCAACCAATACAAAGCCATAGCTGATCGGCCATCACGGCCGAGCCAAGGTGACGTTCGTTCTGACGCTACCCTGATGGTTTTGACCAGTGCAGGAAACCCTAAAGTTGAGGTCAACCTCCGAGATATATACCCCATTGCACTATCAACCCTAGAGTTCAATAGTGCAACCCAAGATATTGAATATCTAGAAGCCGACGTTCAATTTGCACTCACCAAATTTGATATAAATGTCTTGACATAACCCCAAACATGTGATACCATCCAACCATGGAACCTATCTATTATTACCCGTCGAGTTTACCACCCGATCAGGTAGTACGCATGGAAGAGAAAATGCCAGACTACAATCTGGCATTCATGATAGAAGCACATGACGGGTTTTATTGGTGGTTCGAACATAAAGAGACAGGGCAGACTATTAACATCCCGGCGATGATCAACAAGAACCCTGAAGCATTGGCGAAAATGAAAGACATGCTTAGGAAATCGGAGCGAAAAGGAATTTTGTAATGGGAGATAGGCAGACAGATTACACTCTATTCCGCTGTGATTTCAAGCCATTAGATGATATTACGCCATATGAACGGTGGAAAACTTATGCTACCGTGGTCTTAGTGAATGAATCGAAAAGGAAAGTTCGTGAAGCTAGATGAAATGATGAGGGAGTGGGACGAAGATTGTAAGATTGATCGTACCGCTCTAGATATCGAAAGTCTACGGGTACCTGAATTACACAATAAATGGTTCAAATTGTATACGGCTGAGCGAGTTTTGTACATCGATCTGATGGATAAACGTAAAGCCCTATTACATTGGAAGACCCAATATTATGCTGGCGAGTTGAATAATGAGGAAGACTGTGAGAAGTATAAGGTTGAACCGTTCCAATTCAGACTGAGCAAGTCGAAACAGGAACAAGCCGTTGATGCCGATGGTGATGTCCGTACCCTTGCTAGAACTATATCTATGGCCCAAGAGAAGCAGAGGTTTCTTGAGGGTGTGATAAAGAGCATCAATGGGCGTCAATGGAACATTCGTGGAGCAATTGATTATGCCAAATTTACCAACCCTGGATAGGAAAGATACATATGAAGGCCTTCATAACAACCTATTGGCTACAAATTACGGCCTTTGTTATGATAATTATTGTTCAGTAAAGTGGCATGACAGATACCGTTAAATTAACCAAGATCAATGAAGTCTATATGGGCATATTAGCACCTGAGTATATCTATCAGGAGCTATCTGACTATTTTACCTTTCCTGTTCCTGGAGCCTGGTTTCAACCGAACTACAGAAACAAGAATTGGGACGGTAAAATACGGCTATTCAATAGACGAAACAATACCCTCTATCTGGGACTGTTACCTTACGTTGAACTTCTATGCCACAAATCAGGCTATAAATTAGCCCATGACGGTTCCTTTGAAGCACCTGAACAGTATTCTGATAAAGAGGCGATTGATTTTGTCAAGTCTTTGGAACTACCTGAGAAGATTGTGCCCAGAGAGTATCAATTGCAGGCTTTTGTTCGCTCTATCCGAGATCGTAGAAACCTACTATTGTCACCGACGGCGTCTGGTAAATCGCTGATCATCTATTTCCTTATCAGGTATTACCGACGCAAAACGTTGATTCTGGTACCCACTATCAATCTCACCAGTCAAATGTATACGGACTTTCAGGACTATGGCTTTGATTCTGAACGGTATTGCCATGTGATTACCGCTGGTGCCGATAAGATATCAGATAAGCCCATCGTGATTTCCACATGGCAAAGTCTCTATGATATGAAGCCCCATATCTTCAAAGATTATAGGGTTGTGATTGGAGATGAGGCTCATCTATTCAAAGCCAAATCCTTGAAAAAAATCATGGGAATGTTGCCTAATGCTAAGTATCGCCATGCATTGACTGGTACCCTCGACAATTTGGAGACCAATCGTTTGACGATTGAAGGGCTTTTTGGATCGGTGAGAAAGATCACAACTACCAAGGAATTAATCGATAAAGGGCATCTATCACCGTTCAGAATCAAAGCCCTAATACTTGATCATCCTGAAGATGTATCAAAGGAACATAAGAAAGATACCTACCAAGAGGAAGTTGACTTCCTAGTTAGTAACGAGTCTAGAAATAAGTTCATTAAGAACCTTGCGCTATCCTTGAAGGGTAATACACTTTTACTCTTCCAACTGGTTGACAAACACGGGAGATTACTGTATAATGGTATTCAACAAGATGCAGAAAAAGGTAGAAAGGTATTCTTTGTATGCGGAGAAACTGAAAAAGACGACCGTGAAGCTATTCGGAAGATTTTGGAAACGGAGAGAAATGCTATTATTGTGGCCTCTTACGGCACTTTTTCTACTGGTGTCAATATTCCTAGCATTGAGCATCTTATTTTCGCTTCTCCTTCAAGAAGCCGTATTAGGGTCTTACAGTCGATTGGGCGCGCTCTTCGGCAGAATCCGGGAAAGAAAGAGGCGATCCTCTATGACATAGCGGATGATATGAGTTATGCCGGTCATAGAAATTATACCCTGAACCACTTCGCGGAACGCATGAAGATATACAATTCTGAAGAGTTTGATTACAAGATTTACAAGGTAAAAATAGATGGAAAAAGAAACCTCTACGAAGGGTGAAAATGCTGAGATTCGCTATATTAAATTGGTTAATGGCGAAAACATTATGGCGACAATTATACAATATGAGGATGAATCAGTCTGGATATGCAATCCTCTAAGGATATTAGAACAACGATCCGAAAACGGATACATGGTTGCACATATGATAAAGTGGATCCCATTCATGGGAAAGGAAGCATTTGAGGTCGCTAAGTCGACCATAGTTACCATGGCATTTGTTCCGCCTGAAACCGAAGGAATTTACGTCGATATAGTTGAGTCAATATTCGCAGAACCAGCGCCGTTTGATTCTATGAAGGAACAACAATCGGATGCCTCAACGGAAACTCCGAAAGTTGACATTACTCCTGATAAAATCGATGAAATAAGACGCCGAATTAGCAGGCAAATGTTGGAAGATTGGCAACCTTCAGCGAATACGAAGAGTCATTAATATGCCTAAAAAGAAACCAGTACATCACTATATCAATAACAAAGACTTCTATACCGCCATGGTGGAATACAAGAGACTAGTAAAAGAGGCTGAAGCTATTGATGGAATTCACCCAAGAGTGACCCATTATATTGGTGAATGCTTCATGTTGATTGCCACGAAACTTTCAAATAGACCTAATTTCATCCGCTACACTTTTAAGGAAGAAATGATCGGCGATGGGATTGAGAATTGTTTGCAATACATTGATAATTTTGATCCTGACAAATCAAAGAACCCGTTTGCCTATTTCACCCAAATTATTTGGTTTGCCTTTCTAAGACGTATCGCCAAGGAGCAAAAGAACCAATATATTAAGTTCAAAGCTATTGAGCATACCGATCTATTTGAGGCTACCAGTCAGACCCATAAATATGATACAGAGTCTAATGTCTCAGGTATCCAAATGAGCGAATGGTCCAGAAAATACATGGATGAATTTATTGAGACCTTCGAAGAGACTAAGCGAACGAAAAAGAAGCCCAAGACGGAAGAAAAAACTGTTTACGATACAGAGAAACCAGCATGAAAATCCTGTTGATTACTGATCAACATTTCGGCGTCCGTGGAGACTCACAAGTATTTCTAGAGTATCAACGGAAATTTTACGAGAACGTGGTCTTTCCGACTATCGATGAACACGATATCAAGACCGTAATCGACCTCGGAGATACGTTTGATCGCCGAAAGTTTGTCAATTACTATACCCTTAAAGCAGCCAATCAAATGTGGTTTAATCCTCTTAAGGAGAGAGGTATCGATCTCCATATATTGATTGGTAACCATACAACCTTTTACAAAGATACGAACGAGGTCAATAGCCCCGACCTGTTATTATCCGGGCATCATGTGTATAGTGAAGCAACTGAAATTGAATTGGACGGAATTAAGTTTTTGATGATCCCTTGGATTAACTCAGCAAACCATTCGAAAACTGTGAGGGCGATCAAACGAACGAAAGCCCAGTTGGTTTTTGCCCACCTTGAGCTCCAGGGATTTGAAGTATCCACAGGGGTAAAGCTTGATCATGGTATGACGTTGAAGCATTTCGAAAAGTTCGATATGGTAATGACTGGGCATTTCCATCATAAATCACACCGTGAAAACGTGTATTATCTGGGAGCTCCTCATGAGAATACCTGGATTGATTATGAGGACCCAAAGGGATTTCACCTGTTTGATACTGGGACGAGAGTAACAGAATTCATCCGCAATCCTTATACCATGTTCAACAAGCTATGGTATAATGATGAAGGACGAGAACTAGAGAACATTCTGAATTTCAACGCGGAGAAATACGTTGGGACCTATGTCAAAGTCATTTTGACGAAATGTACCAATCCTTATTTCTTGGACCTGTTCTTGGAGAAGCTCCAAAAGGCAGACGTTCAAAATATCCAGATTGTTGAAGATCACCTAAATTCTCACCTAGACGATGATGAATTGGTGAATGAAGCCGAGGATACCTTAACGATTCTGAGCAAGTATATCGGCGGGCTGGAAATCGCCGTGGATAAAAGAAGGCTTGACTCCTTAATGAAATCGCTATATCACGAGGCGATGACCCTAGAATTGGAGGCATAAATGCAAGGACCAGACAAATTTAAGGATGCTTCCATGAAAAGCCAATCTAAAGAGAACAGAAGGAAATGATCCTATTATAAAATTCAAGGCCGTCAGGTACAAGAATTTTCTAGCCACGGGGAACAGTTTTACAGAGATTCGACTAAATGATCACCTGAATACCCTAATTATTGGGGATAATGGCGCTGGTAAATCCACTGTATTGGATGCTTTGACCTATGGGCTATTCAATAAACCGTTCCGAAAGATCAACAAACCACAGCTAATCTCTAGCGTTAATGAGAAGGGCTGTTTGGTAGAGGTTGAGTTTTCAATCGGACGCCGGCAGTATACTATCCGACGAGGTATGCGTCCTGCGATCTTTGAGATCGTCAAGGACGGAACAATCCTCAATCAATCTGCTTCCGCGAGAGATTACCAGTCGATCCTAGAAAAGACTATCCTGAAACTCAATTTCAAGTCGTTCACCCAGATTGTCATTTTAGGCAACTCTTCATTCGTACCTTTCATGCAATTACCAGCGGCTCACCGTCGTGAGGTCATTGAAGACCTTCTGGATATTCAGATTTTCTCCATCATGAATCAATTGCTCAAGGAGAAGATTTCAGACAACAAAGAGGCTCAGCGAACCGTTGGATTTCAGATCGAATTAAAGGGTGAAAAGATTGCCCTTCAAGAGGCTCATTTGACCAGCCTGAAAGTAAACAACCAGAAAAAGATCAAGGACAATGAAGCCCAAATAAAGAAATCCCAAGAGGCTATCCAAGATCATGAGGATACCATTGAAGGGCTGTACCAATCGATAGCTGACGATGAGGCTAGTATTACTGACCAAAAGGTTGTTCGTACCAGACATACGAAGGTTTCAAACATTATTACCCAACTTCAAACTCAGGTTAGAAACCTAAAAAAGAACCTCAAATTCTACGAGGACAATGATGAATGCCCGACGTGCCGGCAATCATTAGGAGGGAACCATGTTCATAAGACGGTCGCTGATGATACTTCAAAATTGGAAGAGGCACAGAATGCCATTGTATCATTAGGTGATAAGTTTACTGTTGGAACCATGCGGATTGGTGATATAGAACAAGTGGTTAAACGTATAGCAGAACACTTCCAAAACCTCTCAATTGAACAAAACAGCATAACACACTTGCAAGAGTACATCAATACTTACTTGCAGGAGAACGAAAACTTACAAGAGCATAAAGAGTCCTTGAAAGATGAGGCCTCTAAGCTTCGCGATATGAAGAAGGAGCTAAGAGATCATAATAAAGACAAAGAAAAACTGGTCAAAACGAGAGCAGTTTTTGAAGTTGGCGCTAGACTATTAAAGGATAACGGAGTAAAGACAAAGATCATCCGGCAATATATTCCAGTAATAAACAAGTTAGTCAACAAGTATTTAGCCTCTATGGACTTTTTCGTGAATTTTGAACTTAACGAAGCATTCCACGAGACAATCAAGAGTCGCCACAGGGATACCTTTTCCTACGCCTCTTTCTCTGAAGGCGAGAAACAAAGAATTGACTTGGCACTATTATTGACCTGGAGAGCCGTGGCTCGTATGAAAAACTCAGTGGCTACAAATCTGATGATGCTGGATGAAGTGTTTGACGCTTCCCTTGATGCCAACGGTACTGAGGAGCTCATGAAGATTCTCCAGGGATTTGATAATGATACCAACATCTTTGTTATCAGCCATAAGCAAGAGGCATTGGTAGATAAATTCATGGACACCATTCGATTCATGAAACGTGGTAATTTCTCGGAGATTGTGTGATGTATAAAGTGATTCTTTCTGATCCTCCATGGAATTTCAAAGTTCGGTCTGAAAAGGGCATGGGGAAGTCCGCGGAAAATCATTATGATACCATGAGTTTGGATGATATCAAAGCAATTCCAGTAAATGATTGGGCTGACGAATCGTGTGTTTTATTGATGTGGACCACTGATCCTTTCCTTGAAGAAAGTTTCAATGTCATAAAATCTTGGGGGTTCACATATCGTACCATGGGATTTGTCTGGGCAAAAACAAATAGATGTTCACCAGGATATTTCATGGGTATGGGGTATTATACGAGATCAAATCCTGAATATTGTCTCTTAGCAGCCCGGGGTACTCCTAAACGTAAAGCCCGTAATATTCGAAAATTGGTAGTTGATCCCATTAGAGAACATAGCCGAAAGCCTGATAGAATATATCAGGATATTGAAGACTTATTTGATGGTCCTTATTTAGAAATGTTTGCTAGAACAAGTCGTCCTGGATGGAAACAGTGGGGTAATGAAACAATGAAATTCGATAGTTCACCCTCTGCGAGCCACCTATTTAAAACTTGACATACCTAAGGAAATGTGATACCATGGATAATAATGAAAAACTCACACGTTGGGGAGTAAGAGTACCCTTTCCTGATGGTGATTGGATTTGGGTATGTGAGGAAGATAGAATTGAAAATTTCGATGAGAATACTTTACCAGAAATGGTTATAAAGACGTTTGATACCAGAGAACAAGCCGATGCATTCGGTAAGATATACAAGAAACACCGTGTGGAGATTTATGATGATAGAGCTAGAACTACTGGACAAGAATGATCCAAAGTTACTTGAGGTAGCTGAACCATTCAATTTCGATGACCCCCAGGAAGACCCAGAAGACCTATTTGATAGCCTGGTTAGTTTCATGGTTGAACACCGTGGAATTGGGCTTGCGGCTCCACAAGTAGGATTGCCATATCGGGTATTTGTCATGGGTAATCCTGATGAACCAGAAATGATCATCCCTGTTTTCAATCCCAGAATTACAGATTTCAGTGATCAAAAGGGTGTTTATAAAGAGGGGTGTTTGTCGTTTCCTAATTTCCAGGCAGTAGTCAAACGCCCAATGGATATTCGTGTTCGTTATACGACCTGGCAGAACGTCACCGACGCTATTAAATTTGAAGGTATTTCCGCTCGTATTTTCCAGCATGAGTTTGATCACCTTGAAGGTATCTTGTTTACTACTTTGGTATCTCGTTTCCACATGGAACGTGCCAAGAAGGATGCGAGAAATTTTGCCCGAAAGAAAAAGGCACTAGTGCGAAGGCAGAAAGCGGTCGGTGAGGAAGCGACTATAACTATAGGCAGAGATGTTGATGCCTTGAATGTGGTCAACATGAATCGCATGGCACATGGAATGCCAGAAGTTGAGGAGTTAGTTTATGGACGAGCAGACAATCCGGGACCTCTCAGAAACATTCGATCAAATTGAGAAATGGGTAAAGATGAAACCAGGAACTGATTCCTGGTGGGTTCCTAAAATGCGTGAATTGAAGGAGAAAATAGACAATGAGAAACATCGTATTAGTGACCGGCGGCTTCGATCCCATACACTCAGGACACCTAGAGTTTTTCAAAGCCGCCGCCGAACTTGGTGATGTTCTAGTCGTTGGTGTGAATAGTGACGAATGGTTGACTAGAAAGAAAGGACGTCCATTCCAATTCTGGGATGAACGAGTTGAAATCATTGACAGTCTGAGAATGGTTTCATCGGTCATTGATTTTGACGATACGGATGATACTGCCGTGGATGCGATTAACCGAGTACATACCATCTATCCTCAAGATCGAATCACCTTTGCAAATGGCGGGGATAGAACGGCGACAAATATTGCCGAAATGGAAGCGGAATATGAAGCGGACGTTGAATTTGTTTTTGGTATAGGTGGTACTGATAAAAAGAATAGTTCCAGTTGGATCGTCAATGATTTCCTTGAGGAGACTTCAAAGGTTGGTCGAATTTGGGGAGATTATGCCGTTGTCAAAGCATATGGTGATACTTGTAAGATCAAAGAATTATCCGTTGAGCCAGGAAGATGTCTCAGTAACCAGCGACATTTCAAACGCGAAGAGGTTTGGTTTGTATTGGACGGCAAGGGCAAAGTGATCATACAGGAAGCTGGTGACACCGATGGAGCCGCTGTTTCTGTCCGAACACTCGAAAAGGGCGACGTTACTTTAATTGAAAAGGTGCAATGGCATCAATTGATTAACGCTGGTCCTAAACCATTGCGTATCATTGAAATCCAACATGGTAATGCCTGTTTGGAAGAGGACATTGAAAGAAAATGAGCCTATTTGATAATGAATATGAAATGATCAACGGGTATCAAATTCTATTGGTACCCAACATTACATACCTTGAGGACATTGACAAAGACTCGTATGTCAAATTCATGTCTGACATTATCCGTGAGTTGAACAAGATACGGGATGATCTATTTTGGCATGCCGTACTTCCCACGGCGTCCGTGCTTTTGGATTTTCCAAACGTGAAACAATATCACGGGCTCAAAATTCAGAGCTACCCAAACTCCATGCGTGGTGATTTTCATTATCAGGACTGGTTGAACATTCTCGATTGGAAGGGGCAGCATTTTGATCTGATCTGGTCCCATCTCCCTGAATGGACCACAAACATTGACAATCTGGTCCATAACGTCACTAATCATGGCGGTACCCCGATCATGGGATATTGTCACTGGACAGAGACACCAGAATTTGCGAAGTATGACCGGACATACCTGATGAATAATCTAACCGGTATGCTTCCAATGAAGGTCTGTGGGTACAATACTCAGCACCAGATTAACAATATTCTCACAATCGCCCAACAATATTTTTCGCTGCCAGTGATGAATAAACTCCAGAAGATCATGCAGCCTATGTTGATTGGTATCAACGATGCAGAGATTCAAGAGGAACCATCTGATCAATATGGTAAGGTCATTGTTTTCAATCACCGCACCCAACAATATAGAGGATGGACAACGTTTCTAGAAGCCATCAAATTACTCCGTGCGGACCAACAGGATTTCTCCGTATGGGCAAGCTTGGCTGATCCATCTGGTATGCAACAAGCGAAAGAGATTCTAGAAGATACGTCATTCATCAATACCACTCCTGCAGATAGTCGAGCCGATTATCTTAACCAATTACGCCATTCTTGCGTCGGGGTATTGTGTGGAAATCGTTGGAGTATCTCAGTTCTAGACGGGTTGTCACAGGGGCTGCCATATATACATGAGCCAGTACCTGAAATGGATGAACTGTTTGGGCATAATAAGTTTGAAGCAAATTCGACGAACCAGCTATATTTAATGCTCAAAAAATGTTTGAAGGATAACAAACATAGGATGATGAGAGCCCATAAGGCTATTCAGGTTGCTAAGGAAAGTTCTTGGGGAAGCCGAATTCAAATCATCAATGACCATATTCAGGCATCCATAAATACTGGTAGAGTTTCCTCGGAACGATCTGAGAAACGAGAGGAACTGGTTGAAGCTGTACGGCACCATAAGAAAGTGACCAAGTCCTTGTTGACGGTAAAGATGGGTTGGGGTAGAGGTATATCCTTTACATCGTATCGTAATTACCTCAGAGAACATCCACAGATTACGATGACCTTTGATGGAATGCATGAATTTTTTGAGTGGCGAGAATGAAAATATTACTGCCCTATATCGATCTAAACAACCATTCGATAAATCATCCACAAGTAACCGGAGGTTCAGAATTGTTCTGTAGGCATCTGGTCAATAATTTTGATACCTATATTTCTCAGATACCTATTGAGGCCCTGAATTACAACCTCAAAGAAAAGAATGCGATTGTCCAAAGAATCATTGAGGAAGCTATAACCTTCGACGTGGACATAATCGTATCCAATTTCTCAGGATCAATCTTTGCCGGGCATGAGATAACGACAAAATCTCCGATCCCCTTGATGGTCATTGAGCATTGCATTTATCCAATGTTGACGGTAATCGCCAAATGGAACAATGTGGTCAATCGTGGTCACTCTGTTTTCTTTGTGTCGAAAGCCCAGGTGATGCGATATCAAAAGATGGCAGACCGTTCTGAACAATCCCTATATACAACAGGGTATTACATTAGACCGTCGTATTGTCATGGAGAAAAATCTGCCATACAAGATGTTGAATATGATTGCATGACTATTGGTCGTAGTTACAAGGGTAAAGACCCATTCAAGCTTCATAGATTTTTGAAGGATACAGACCTACGAAGCCTTGTTATATCGTCAAGAACCGATTATGATGACCAGGCATATTACGAGAAAAACAAACATTGGGACCATACCATTTGGGATCAACCGTATGATGTTGTGATGGATACTCTAGGTAAAGCAGCCACGTATTTTTCTACTTGTGAATATGAGACCTGGGGAATTACAGCTTTGGAAGCCTTGAGTCATGGCGTACCGATCATATTGAGCTCCGATAAGGATATCCCTCATGCGTCTGAAGTTATCGCAGCCAGCCATAGACATTACCGAAGTATCCCAAAAGGGTCAGCAAGTGAGTTGATTCAGAGTATCCAAGAGAATGATCTTGACCGTCAAGAGGTTCAAGATATGACTTGGGAGAAACATAGCGAAAAGAAGTGGAGAGAAAACTTCGAAACCGCGGCCCAAATGACGATTGACAAATTCAACAAACACAATAATTCACTATTTGGTTAATGAAATGAGCGAACGACTACCTTACGATGACCAACTGGAAATCATGTTTGAGGAATGGGCTAAGATGGAGGATGAATTATCCCATACTGATCCGATTTCTGAAGAGGACAAGGATACCGCTCGAATCAGTGAGTTGGTCAAGAACGATTTGAATCAATTCAACCACATGACTGTTGAGGAGTATACCCTTTGGCAGAAATGGGAGCAAATCAACCGCGTCTACCCTAGTACCACTTCATTGTTCGGTGATTCTGAGCCAGTCAACAAAGAACAAGCTATGGCTATCCAACGGGTAAAGAGTAAAATTTGGGTACCAGAAACTCCTGAATCGTATCAGGCTCTAGAGCCTGAACTGGTATATACTCATGAGGAGACAGAGAATTGGAATCCACTCGCCAATGACTGGACAACCATGCGCCACTTTATTCATACCCAAATGCATGCCGGTGTCATTGGTCGAGCTATGAATTTCTTGGTTCGTGATAAGGTGACAGGCGGATATCTTGGTGTGATAACTATCTCCGGTGATTTTCTAGATATGACCGCCCGTGATGAAAAGATCGGTTGGACCAGAGAACAACGAACCGCGGAACAAAGAATTCAATATACCGCGATTGGTTCAACGATTGTACCTACTCAGCCATTGGGGTTCAATTATGTTGGTGGTAAACTTCTGGCTTTGCTTTGTCTCTCTGATACAGTTGCAAACAAATGGGAGGAATTGTACGGCAAAAAGCTTATCGGGCTATCCACGACCTCGTTGTATGGTAAGAACAAGCGCGGGCATGGTATGTCGCAATATGACAACCTGAAGTATTGGAAGAAAATGGGTTATTCTAAGGGTAGCGTTTCCTATCAACTCTCTCGACCAGTACGGAAACAAATGCGCCAGTGGCTCCGTTGGCATCATCCGAGAAAATATTGGGAGTGGCTGATCGCCTCAGATAAGGACGGTAAGCCGTTGAAACGTGACGCGACCAATCGATCAAACCAATATGCATACCGGAAGTTGGGTATCTCCGGGAAGATGTTCTCGTCCGCTCATGAACGCGGTATCTATTTTTGCCGGTTGTATGAAAACTCGGATGCTTTTCTTAAGGATGAAATCACTGAAAGTGATCTCCGACCTAGGTTCGATAATACCGAGGACGCCCTAGCTGAAATCTGGAAGTCAAAATATGCGTCCCGGCGTATATCCAGTCTCCAGAAGAATGATCGCGTAAGTAGTGGAACTCTGTTCTATAACGACCTGATGGGTGTTCCCTGGGAAGAGGCGAAAGACAAATATCTTAGCCAAGTCGGTCGCTAGGTCGCACAGTAGGTTGCATAAGAAAAACGCAATTCAACCACGAAAAGTTCATTTTAGGGGTTGACTTTAGCCCCGCTATCCCTTATACTCCAAACCATGATGAAACGTAAAAACGTTGACGGAGCCAAAAGCCAGCTTGCCAAGCTGATGGCTACCGAGAATATCGCCGTCGAGCATTCCGCTTGCCAACGGACCGCTTCCTTTAACCCCGCAAATCGGGTTCTGACTTTGCCCATCCTGAAGGATGGATTGTCCAATGACGTTTATGACCTGTTCGTAGGTCATGAGGTCGGGCATGCATTGTGGACCCCAGGCGCTGGTTGGAAGAAAGTGGTCCATGATTCGAAGGGTCCTCGCTTTACCGATTTCGTCAATGTGACCGAGGATGCTCGCATTGAGAAATTGATCAAGCGGCGGTTTCCTGGTATTCGCCGTTCGTTTTACCAGGCTTACAAGGAACTGACAGATTCGAATTTTTTCGGTACCAAGGGTCGTGACCTGAATGGGTTGAACCTGATTGACCGTTTGAATGTTCATGCCAAGGGCGGTACCCAAGCAATGGTATCGTTCACGCCCAGCGAACAGGTCTGGGTAGACCGTCTTGAAGCCTTGGAGACTTGGGTTGAAGCCGTTCAGTTAGCCGAAGACCTTTTCACCCAGTGCAAACAGGATATGGCTTCTACGACCCAGTCCTTCACTCTGAAAAATGAGGCTGAGCCGCAGCCGTCGGATGACGATGATGATTCGGATGGTGAGGGTGACCAAGCCCAACAGGTCGAGGGCGATCCTGATGACCAAGCCGAGCAAGATGATGCCGACTCTGGTGACCAAGAGGGCGATTCTGAGGAAGATTCTAAGGGTAAGTCTGGTAAAGACGACTCTGAGGAAGACGGCGAAGATGGTGCCGACGGTTCGTCCGGTACCGATGATCCCGCTGAAGGCGACAACGACTCTGAGGAAGACGGAAACGATCCTAGTGGGAATTCTGCCGGCCATGGTAGCGAATTAGACAATATCCCTGACCCTGAGGTTTCTACTGAGGAAGCTTCCGAGCGTGCCAAAGAGTCTTTGGTCGATCCGTATGCCCCTACCAAGTATTATAAGGATGTGCCTGAAGCGATCCTGAGTGCCTTGATTCGTCCCTGGAAGACGGTCATGAGTGACCTCCAGACCCAGTATTCAATATTTGATGATTGGGCTGAAAAGTCCAAGAGTGATTTTGCCAAGTTCAAGCGGGATAACTCTAAGGTCGTCGCATACCTTGCCAAGGAATTCGAAATGCGGAAAGCCGCCGACCAATATCAGCGCACCAACGTTTCCAAGAAAGGTTCGCTCGACCCCCTGAAGATTCACAGCTATTCCTTCAACGAGGATATTTTTAAGCGGGTCGCGACCGTAACCGGTGGCAAGAACCACGGCTTGGTGATGTATGTCGATTGGTCTGGCTCTATGGCCAGTAGCCTGTTGGGCACCATCGAGCAGGTGTTGAACCTCGTATTGTTTTGCAAGAAAGTTGGTATCCCTTTCCGGGTTTTTGCCTTCAGTGACAATTACTGTTTCGCTGCCAACCATGTGCGCGGGCAAAAAACAGTTTCTGTTACCAGCGACCTGCGCTGGATCGAGTTTTTCAGCAACGAAATGCCGAAGGCTGCCTTTCAGAAAGCATGTGAGGCCGTATACTACCTGGCACATTCCTTGGATTACAGCCACCGCAATAACGGCACCTATCACAACCCGCGCGATCATAAGTATGATCTTAGTGGCACCCCCTTGGATGCTAGCCTGGCGCTGACCCCTGATTTCGTCAATAAGTTTCGGCGCCAGAATCAGCTCCAGATCGTCAATGTGGTATATTTGACCGATGGAAATTCCTCGCCCTGCGTGAGTGATAATACGATAGTCACCGATGAATTCCATAACTCTTATGAATTCGAGTATGGTGACCACACCAAGACGTGGATCGAAATTTGTGCCGCTCGTACCAGCGCGAACATGATCGGATTTTTCCTGACGGGCATCGGTAACGGTGACCGGGTATGGCGCACCAAGATGGTCGGTACCAAGGGATATCGAAATGGCACCGACGTGGTGAAGGCTGTAGCGAAAAACGGCGCTGCCATTTCTACCTCGCAGGGTTACAAGGAGTTGTATATCATTTCGAATGAGGACCTGTCGACTGGTAATACCGCCATGGATACCAGCGCCTCTGATACGGGCGCCGCCTTCATGGCCGCAGCCAAGAAAAAGCTGACCAATCGGGTCGTGCTTTCGAAATTTATCGACCAAATCACGGGATAACGCATTTTAGGGGTTGACTCTGACCCCTACCCGTGTTAGGATGTGTATACTGAAGAAAACGAGAGAGAGAACCGAGAAATGAAGACCCTTTCCCCTATGAAGCGTAAATTTGTGGAGGCTTGCGTTAAGCGTGGGTATGCTCCGATTATCACCCGTCAACAGGTGATCGAGGTATATGACGCCGAAGGCATGAGCCATCCGCAATGGTTGCTCAATAATGCCGAATACCGCGTCCAACGCGGTGTCTACCAGCTTCCCGTCGAGGGTCTGGGTGACAATGTTGTCCAGCCTCCGGCCCAGCCCGATGCCCCGATTTTAGCGGTCCAAGCGACCGCCGAGGTCATTCCCCTTCCGGTTGCCCCTGTGGTAGCTGACCGGCTCGTTCCCGCCGTTGACAAGCTTTTTGTGCCCTTCGGATTTTTCCCCGACCTGGTAAAGATTCTGGAGAGCAAGCTTTTCTATCCTGCCTTCATTACCGGCCTAAGCGGCAACGGCAAGACCTACATGGTCCTGCAGGCTGCCGCGAAAGCCAAGCGTGAGGTCATTCGGGTCAACTTGACGACCGAGACCGATGAGGATGATTTGATCGGTGGTTTGCGATTGGTGAACGGTAACACCGATTTCGAGTATGGTCCTGTTATCAAGGCCATGAAGCGCGGCGCCGTTCTCCTGTTGGACGAAATCGATTTGGCGCACCCTGCCAAAATCCTTTGCCTCCAGAGCATCCTTGAGGGTGTTGGTTATTTCATCAAAAAGACTGGTGAAATGATCGTTCCGGCTGACGGGTTCACCGTTGTTGCAACGGCGAATACCAAGGGCAAGGGTTCCGACGATGGTCAGTTCATTGGCACCAATGTCATGAATGAGGCGTTCCTTGAGCGTTTTCCAATCACGATTGAGCAGGAGTATCCCTCCAAGAGAATCGAAATCAAGATCATGAAAATGGTTTTCGCCTCGTTGGGTCTCGACAAGAACGATACCTTTATCACCCGCTTGGTTGAGTGGGCCATGATTGTCCGGAAGACTTATGCCGAAGACGCCGTGGACGAAATCATCGCCACGCGCCGTTTAGTACATATCGCGAAAGCCTTTGCCATCTTCCATAATCGTCTCCGTGCCGTGGAACTTTGTGTTGCACGTTTCGATGACGAAACTCGTGGCGCCTTTGTCGATCTTTATACCAAGGTCGATGCCGATGCCACGAAGGAAGAGGATCGTGCCAATCGCCCCGATCCGGGTAGCAGCCTGCGGGCAACAATCGCAGACCGCGAAAAGACCCAGCCCGATCCTGATCCGAATGACGATCTGGTACCCTTCTAAAACAAAAATCTGGGAACCGTGAGAAATCACGGTTCCCAGTTGTATATATAGACCACCAAGAGAATAATTATTATTATAGTGATCACATATGGAAATTTCGATTGAAATCGCTGAATTAAGAAAACGAAAAATTATGGTGTGTACCCCGATGTACGGAGGAATGTGCGCCGGGATGTATACAAAATCCACAGCCGACCTAGCAATACTTTCAAGTCAGTATGGTATTGAGGTTCGGTTTTTCTACATTTTTAACGAGAGCCTAATCACCCGCGCCAGGAATTATCTAGTTGATGAATTCCTCCGGAGCGAGTGTACCCACATGATTTTCATCGATGCCGATATCGGCTTCGATCCAAATGATGTTTTGTCCCTTGCCGCGCTCGCGGAACCCGGGTCAGATTATGAGATCATTTGTGGGCCTTACCCAAAAAAGACCATCGCCTGGGAAAAGATCAAGCGAGCCGTCGATAAAGGCTTTGCCGATCAAGATCCAGACGCCCTAGAAAATTATGTCGGCGACTATGTTTTCAACCCAGTGGCCGATACCCCTGAAATCCGACTAGACATTCCTGTCCAGGTAATGGAAGGCGGTACAGGGTTCATGATGATCCAGCGAAGTGCCCTAGAAAAATATGCTGCCGCATATCCAGAATTCACCTATTTGCCCGATCATGTCCGTACCGATTCCTTCGATGGCACCCGCGAAATCACGGCATTCTTTGATTGCATCATTGACCAGGATAGTAAACGATATTTATCCGAGGATTATATGTTTTGCCAGTGGGCTCAAAAAGCCGACATTAAGGTATGGCTGTGCCCATGGATGAAACTCCAGCATTACGGATCCTATAACTTTGCCGGCAGCCTGATTGACATTGCACAAATCGGTGCCTCTGCTACCGTCGATGGTGAGTACCTACAGAGAAAGAAGGGCAAGCCTATGGATGCCTTGCCTATCAAAACGTTAGACCAAATCAAGAATTCCCCAAAAGAAGCCAAGAAACCAAAGAGTCCAAAGAGAGGTCGTAAAAAGGCAGCTAAAAGGAAAAAGAAATAATGGAAGAAGTACCATTAGTGAAAATTGATTACAAGTTTAATGAACCAGCCCTGCTGGACGAATTGCGAAAATACATTGATGGCACCTACCAAGAGCATTACGCCAAAGACAAATATCAGGCTACTGAGGTAATCGTGGATGCCGGACACGGCATCGGGTTCTGTCTAGGCAACATCTGGAAATATTCCAAGCGATGGGGTAAGAAAGATGGTAAGCAACGTCGAGATATCTTGAAGATTCTCCATTATGCCATCATCCTACTCAAGGCAATCGACCTCGAAGAGGAACGAGCTAAGGTGCCATTCAAACCCTTGCCCGAGTTTGACAGGGAGGACGAGGCCAAACGCCAGGCCGAGGGGAAAGAAGCCGCCGTGGATGAAAATGGGTGTCGAAAAGAACCTGCGCGATTGGTCCCTCGATATCCGAAGAAATGGTCCACGGTGATGCCTTTGAAACAATGAGTTTTCAACAAAACTTGGAAGTAGTGGTTGACAAATCGTCGGAACTGTGCGATAATGGTATAGTAATGTGAAATAAAGGAAATTTATAATGAATTTATCTGAAGGAACGTTAAGCGTTCTCAAAAACTTTGCTCAAATCAATCCCTCTCTCCTGTTTGAGCCAGGATCAACTCTGCGGACTGTATCACCTCAGAAGACTGTTTTGGCGAAAGCCAAAATCGCCGAGAAGATGCCTCAACAATTCGCCATCTATGATTTGCCTCAGCTATTGGGCGTTATCAGCATGTATGAAGAATATGAATTGGCATTCAGTGATACCAAGATGCAGATTGCCAATGGTATGAAAAGTACCAATTTCTTTTTCGCCGATCCGGGCGCTATCATTTCTCCTCCTGATAAGGAAGTCAAGGTAGAAAATGCCGAGATCGAATTCACTCTGACCGATAAGGTTCTCCAAGAAATCATCAAGGCCGCCCAGATTCATGGTGCGCCCAAAATTGCAATCATTGGTACTGACGGCATTATGTCGATCACTGCCATTGATACCGATAACCCAGCGGCTAACAGTACCTCAATCAAGCTGGGTGAAACGACTGCGACATACCAAATGATATTCGCAATTGAGAATTTCAAATTGCTGCCTCGTGAATATAAGGTAAGCATTACAGCCGGCGGAGTTTCATTCTTTGAAGCCGAAGACGTGGAATACTTCATTGCAGCCGATCGGAGTTCTACTTACACTGGCTAGAGGAAAACATGCAACATAATGGTCAAGAGTTCCTGTGGGTGGAGAAGTGGCGCCCGCAGAAAATTGAAGATTGTATCCTTTCAGCAAATCTAAAAGCTACGTTCCAACAATTTGTCGACCAACGTAACGTACCTAACCTGCTTCTAGCGGGTAGTGCAGGCGTCGGTAAAACGACTGTGGCCCGTGCTATGCTGGAGGAGATCGGCAGCGAATATATCATTATCAATGGATCTAATGACAGAAACATTGATACTCTCCGTAATGAGGTTGGTCAATTTGCTTCCACAATGTCCTTGATGGGTGATGATTCTAGGCGGATGATCATCTTGGACGAGGCTGATTATCTCAACCCACAATCATTTCAGCCAGCTTTCCGTTACCAGATGGAGGTGACTTCGAAAAACTGTGGCTACATTCTAACATGTAACCATGAGGATCGAATCATTCCGGAAATCCATTCACGGTGTTCTGTGATCAAGTTTGGAATTACCGGAGAAGAAAAAGCCCAATTGGCTGCCGCCTTTTTGCACCGGGTCGAAGAGATTCTGGAATTCGAAAAGGTTGAGTATGATAAGCGGGCCGTTGCTGAGTTAATTATGAAGCATTTCCCAGACTGGCGCCGTTGTCTCAACGAGCTCCAGCGATATTCTGCTTCAGGCAAAATCGACACGGGCATCCTAGTCCAGATATCGGATAACAATTTCCTTGAGTTGATCAAGATGATTAAGGCCAAGGAATTTACGTCGATGCGGAAATGGGTGGGTGTAAACACGGAGATTGAATTCAATAGCCTGTGCCGCAAGTTTTACAATATGGCCTATGATATCGTGAAGGACGATAGTATCCCTGTGATTATTCTAATTATAGGTGAGTACCAGCGGTCGATCAGCCAGTGTGCCGATCCTGAAATCCAGAAGGTATGTATGTTGACCGAAATGATGCAGAATGTGGAGTGGAAGTGAATTTAGGGGTTGACACCCCGGGCGTTTTTGTGTTACAATATACTTAGACA